ATCTGTAAAATCTTTCCCAAAAATTCCCCTTAAAACATTCTCGGAAAACCATTTAATGAAGTCTTTTGTCACCTTTTTAACACTATTCCAGAGGCTTGATATTTTTTCTTTAAAAGTATCACCAGGGGATAATTCATATGCTCCATATAACATTCCAGCGCCTAATAGAATTAGTCCAATTCCAAGAGGAATACCGGCACCGGTTAGAATCAGTATTAATCCCAAAAGCAAAAAGAACGCTCCACCAATAGCCATTATTCCCGTTATAGTGTCTCTCGTTTTTGTACTCATAGTATCCCAGCTGGCACTCAACGATGCAGCAAGTCCTACGGCGCCCGCAGCAATCAAACCCAAGCCAAGAGGAATATTGGCACCAGTAAACGTAAGAATGATGCCAAGAACAAGAGCCGCCCCTGATAAAATCATCATTAGGTATGCCACTTCGTCATCAATTTTATTTGTTATTGTGTCAAAGTTAGCTCCGGTTGTTCCAGAATCCGAGCTACCCAGCGTTTGTATGGTGTCAAAGCTTGCAGTTGCTTTTTTTGCTTCTTTTCCCATTTCAGCGGTAGCTTTGGCAAGCTTTTTCATCTCGTTAACGTTCTTGCCAAGAATTTTCGCAAGTCCCTGAGTTAAGATGTTGACCATTTTTACCAAAGCCTGCAGCACCCACTCAATATAAGGTTTAGCACTTTCATACAGTGTTCGCCCTAACACCGCAAGACTTCCGTTAAGCTGTGCCACAAGAGCAGCGGTTTTGGTGCCAGTTTCCGTAATTAGTTTACCAAACTCATTACGCAGGGCTGTAAATGCTTTTGTAACAACCGAAAAGAATAGTGCGGAAGCAATTAGGCTTCTAAGTCTCCTGCCAAAACGGTCCGCTGATTTTTGGCTCTTATCAAAAGCCTGAGTGAATTTGTTTTGTTTTTTAGAATTAAGTAAGATTTTGTCACCAATGGCGGAAGTTTTATTATTTTGTTTTTCAAGCTCATAATTTTGTTTTGATATTTCGGTCTCAATTTTCTTACTTGAAGACAAAGACTTATCGAAGGCAACGTTGTTTTTTTCGATTGCATTTTGCATATCAATGAGCTTGCTTTCGGCCGCATCAATGCCGCCCAAATCTATAACTTCTTCAGCAGTAGCTTCGCCGCTCTTTACTTTTTCAACCTGAGCTTCAAGCTCTCTCATTTCATCAATTTGAGCGCGGACCTCTTCCTTGATTTCTTTTTGCTTAGTACGCTCTTCATCGAGCGAGGAGTTAAGTTTATCAATTGTTTCGCCAATGATTTCAGCTTTTCTTCGTGACTCCTCAAACTCACGATTTAGTTTTCGTTGACTTGCCTCAGCCTTGCTGATATTCCAGTCAACATCAAGAATCAGTTCGTTTGCCACACCTATTCACCCCACAATTCATTTTCAAATTCTTCCGCGGCTTTATTCTTAAGAATAATTGAGTCGCGATTTTCTCTAAGTATTTCCCTCTCCCATTTTTCAAGTTTCTTCCCTTTGTTTAGCTTATCCCTTATTTCAGTGATAGAGGAAAACTGACACTCGCCTCGGTCGCTGAAATAGCCGAGAAACGTCCACCAATGCATGAAATCTAAGTCTCTTACATCAACAACGGCAGCTTTATTATTTACGGCTGATATTATAAGATTGTAATCCTGTTCCCAGTCCATAATTCTTGGCGCTGTTTCCTTTTCGGAATACGTCTTGCCCCAATCTATAAACCAAACAGCTTTTTTAATAGCCTCCTCAATGTCCGAAAACTCCATCCAGTCATCTACGTAAAGGTTATTAAGCATAATTTGTGTTTTTTCAGAGTCTCTAAGGTCAGGGTCGTTAAAAGCATTACATATAAGGATAATATCTCTAAAGTCGCAATTTATAGCCTTTTCTTCACCGTTTATATTAAGACTGTAAGGTAAATCCGTTATCATTTCTTTAATGCCGGGTGCATACCTTTCCTATCGGTATATTTCTTAACTCTTTCATTGGTGGCTTTAAGTCTGATACCATACTCTCTTTCTACAAGAGGAAGTACGGAATTAAGAAAGCTATCGAAATAATAATCTCCGTTTCGGGTTACTGATACGCTGCTTGCGCATCCAAAAACAACCTCACTGACTTCATATCCAAAGATAAAATCAACACGGTTTTTAATAAAGGCGTCAATTTCCTTTGTTATTTCAACGGTTTTTTCTATTTCCTCGTGGCTATGCTCTTTTATTTGCAAATCGCCAACGTTTTCAATGCCGAGCTCAGTTCTCTTGTTTTCAAGAAACTGCGCAATCTCTTCCCTGGCCTGTTTTAACCTCACCGGGAAGTTTGTATCATTGAAGTCCATATAAAAATAGCGGTCGCTTTTTCCGAGTCTTACGGGCGTTTTTTCCGTTTCAAATGCTACGGAAAATTCATCTTCGGGAAGCTGCGCTGTATTTCTTTCGATATTAACGTTCATGTTTATTCTCCTTAAAATAAAAAGGCGGGGTTAGCCGCCTTTATTTATTCGGCTGCTGCCGATGTTTCATGTTTGTCAAAGGTAGGAACAGCCACAATTTCGTTAACGGTTCCGTATTCCTTTAGTCCGGACAATGTGATATTAACATCGCTGTGTGTGTATCCTTGTCCGCCGAGGTTGTCAAGCATAACTGTGCATCCTGTTTCAACAGTTGCAAGGCACTTTCCCGCTGCGTTGCGGAGGAAGCCATAAACTGTAAGAATTTCATAATCATGCATATCCTCTTCCTGATTTGCGATTTTTAACTTGATTGCTTCTTCAAGGAATACAGTCTTTTTGGGATTTACAACATATTCGGAAAGCTCAATTGTTTCGGCCTTACCGGTAATGTCATTATAGGTTACGCCTGTAATGTCCTTAAGAGTGTTCGATTCATAGTTTGAAGCAACGCTACCGCTTTCTTGCTTGTATCCAAGCATCTCCCAAGCATCGCTGCCGGTCTTTCGGATATAATGTGCAAGAGCCTCGCGCTTAATATCCGCCTTTCCGGCATCTTCAGCTTTGCCGGTGGAAGTCAGTTTAAAGTCGGCCATAAAGGCCTTTAATTCTAAAACGGTCACTTTTATTTTCCACTCCTTTTTACAAAAGCTTTATATTCGTTTAGTATTTGTTCGCCGTGAAGGTCGGCGGCCACCTGCTCCCAATGAGCTTGAGCTAATGGATGCAGGTCTCTTGTAAAGTTAAAACCATCGCCCTCGTTTTGCCAAGTGGCATAGGGCGCCCGGAAACGAATAACGTTATCGGGATTTGTTTCTATGTCTTGAAGCCCCATCAGCATCGCCTCATCGGGCTTAATTTGAATGTCTTTCACATTCTCGGGAATGTCCATAAGACTTGCCAGTAGTCCTGTTCTAAAGGGAATGTAGGGAAACATATAACGGTACCAGGTCACAAGAAAAAACCTCTTTGCTTCCGGAGTCATGTGTTTTTGGAGCGCTTCTTCCATATAGAATGAAACGGTTTTATTGTTTGACATCCTCAAACACCTCAAAGACTATAGGAATAACAAATTTAGCAAGAACAGGCGATATGTTTCCGTCAAACGTTGGTGTCGGCGGTGTGTTGTATTGGCAGCGTACTTTTTCAACGGTTAAATTATCCGAAAAAGCAGGATAGTCCCTGCTTATCTCCATATCATTGACAAACTCAATAATTTTGTGAACGTCAATAACATCAACGAGATTTTCATCAGCTTCAGGCTTTGTTTTAACAAGCGGATTATATGATGCCGATTTAAAATGTACTATTGAAAAAGTTATGGGATACGCTTTTGAGCCATCAACAAAGCGCCTTATTTGATTTTCGGATACCTGCTGTGCAATTATTTGAACATTTCCGTCTTGAGCTTTTATTGCGTTTAGAAACAGCTTATTTTTTCTTATATAATCGCTTTTTAAAAGCCATTTTATAAACGGTGTGATAAGGTCCATACTATTTACCCCTTACGAAATAATGCGCACCAGGCAGGAAATCGTTTATGTTGTACGAATCGACGAACATTGAACCGGAAAGTTCATGTTTGGCGATAAGGTCGCTCGACCGTTTCCCGTTTGCGTATTCGTCAATATCCTCATTTATATCCCCTAAGACTATTACATCGCCTACTTGCAACGTAATGTACTTGCCTCTTTTATCGACAGGCAGCGCATTCCACTCATTAGCTGGTACAAAATTATCCTGGGCAGGAATGCGAGCAACGTTGTCGTTAGATGCCGTTTGGGTGCTCCCCGCTCTCACATTATTTCGTGCTGATTTAAAAAAACAATTTCTTATTGTATGACGATGCCAAGCAATCTCATCGGTAAGCGCATCCTGATGCCTGTTATAGAGTGTTATAGTTTTATTCCAAAACATTACCCCACCCCACAATGCAAGAGGTCAGTGCCCACAAGATACGTGTATATAATCCCCGAAATTTGCTCCTGCGCCGTTTGTTTGTCAGTGTATGAAATAGAATAACCGTCATTGCTAAAGCTCGACACGGAAGAAGCTGCGCCGCCTTGAGCATTCTTTGAAAGATACGTTACAAGCTCAAAGCAGCAGCGTTTAACTTCTTCAGGAATAGGGGAAAGAGATTTACACCTGTCAAAAGTGGCATTGTTTATTTCGCACTCAGCTCTAAAATTAAAACGGCCAAATTCTGCATCGCTTAAGGTACCGCCATAGCCTTTATATTCCTCAAAGGTTAAATACATCCTTTAACCGCCTCTCTTTTAAATTAAGCAGTCTTGGTAGTTCTGATTCTAACAAGGTCTGCATTGGTTACGCGATAGCCACTGTTCATCTCGGTTTGAGCTTTGCTTCCTACAAAGTTCTCACTGTCAACAATTCTCATAGCCTCGAGATTGTTAACGATTGATAGGGCGTTGTGGTTATACATGATAAAGTCAACACCTGCGAAGGTTGCAGTCTTAGTTGTGCCTGCATGGTTGATGTACTTTCCAGATGCAGCCGAAAGACCATTGTCCTCGATAATGGTGAAGCCGAGGTATTTTCCGATAGTACCTGTAGCAGCAACCTTATCGTTCATAACAGGGGTGAACTTGTCACCGGCCTCCTCGAGGAGCTTTCCGAAGAACTCGGGCGAGCAAAGAACAACGTCTGCCTTACCCTTCTTCTTGGAAATTTCAGTACGCTCAGCAATGAGTGCAGCCTTTGCCGAAGTAATAGCAGCAGTGTTTGCTGATGTGGTTCCCTCGGTTACGAGGCAAGCGTTACCGGACTGCATCCAGCCTTCCTTAACCTCTTTAGTTGCAAGAGCAAGCTGCTCGTTTGCAAGTGCAAAGCTTACTGCATTTGCCTGCACACCATAGATTTTCTTTCTTTTTTGGAAGTTGTTGTTGAGAACAATTTGAACGAGTGTATCCTTAGATGCCTCATCGGTAAAGTCTCTTCCAGGAGCACCAGGCTCAACTGCAGTGGTAGAGAGCTTGTGAACATAAATGCCACCTGCAGGGCCCTCTTCGTATTGGTCGGTGAATGTTACACCGGGCACGAAAATAGACTCATAGAAAAGATTGGGCTCTAAAATACCTGAATATTTTTCGTCTACGTTAAGATTTCCGTAAATAACTGACATTTTTCATTTCTCCTTTTATTTTTTGTAAAATGGGTTGCCCTTATAAAACTCGTCCATATAAGCCTTGTCGCCTTTAGGACTGTTTGAACCACCAACCTGTGGGCTTCTATATACTTGATTGGGGTTTTCGTAGATGTTTTTGTCTTTAGCAATAGCCTCATAAATGTCGGTATCACTCTTGCCTTTGTTTTCTTCAAGGGCAAGCGCCTTTGTGAACTCCTCAAACATCCATTTTTCAGTTCCCTCGTTGATAAAGTTTTTGTCTTTTCTTAAGGGATTAAAACGAGCCTTTAGAGCTTCAAGCTCCTGTGCTTTGGTTTCATTTTGCTTTCGAGTGTTCTCGGCATCCTCAAATGCTTTAAGTCTATCCTGCAGGCCTTTTACGTCAACCTTTTCGGCGTCCTCGAGTTTGCCCTTAAGGTCGGTAATGGTATCATTGGCTGTTGTGAGCTGACCGTTAAGGCTTCCGACCTTGTTGTTAAATTCGTCAATAGTCTTATAATGCTCTGATACCGCCCTGCGAATATCCTTGTGCTTGGATTCCTCGACCTCAATGCCATTGTCTTTTAAGATTTCAAAAATATCTTTCATTTTGTTCACTCCTAAAACTTTTTTCAATTGGATTTTCGCCAATATGGAATTTACAAATCTATTTTAAATTAAAAAGGGGTTAGATTTCTAACCCCCCAAACAAAAAAATATTATTTTATTTTTAGGCATAAAAAATCCGCCCTCATAAGAGAGCGGAGTGATTTTATATTTCTAAATGTTTTTTACCACGTTCATTTACGCGTTTCATAGCCTCAACAGCTTCTGGCGGAGCCTTATCGGTTGGGACATATCCCTTGCCCTTTTCTACAGTGTACCATTCTGAATGTGGCGCAAAGAAAAAGTAATCTTTATCATATCTCATTTATAGTACACCTCCTTGTTTTAATAACTTAATTATATCACTATTTTTGTTGCATTGCAATAGTGAATTTATTTCAGATATAAGTTCCGTGTATATTAAGTCGCTGTTTTGATAAGCCGCATACATAGAAATATTATTCCGTATGTAATCTTTTAATGATATTCCAATGATTTTAGAATGATTTTCTATGCACGCTACTGATTGTGTATAAAGGGAACGTCTATTTTTATTAATGATATGCCCTACTTCATGCGAGATGATACTCTTATGATTCGAACCTCTCACGAAGTGCCCACTTTGTTCAGCCTTTGAATATTCGCTTAATAAGTATTTGCTGTCATCAAACATAAATTTATTCAATGTGATATTTCTTCCGTTAGTTTGAGCAAAAGCGTTAACATCAATCTTACTTAAGTCACTATCGTCTCGCACATAACCATACCAAAGGATAGGATTTTTAGAACCGCACCCAATAAATAACTCGCTGTTTTGTTGAGTAGAAAGTTCTTCAATCAAATCTTTTAATATTTTAATATCTCCCCTATAGTATTCAAAACCGCCATACATATCACTCGGGGAACCTATGCGAACACCATTTTTCTTTGCAAATTCCATAACTTCATTTAATTTTTCACGTGTTATCAATTTGCCAACTGTACGTTCGTCTATATAGTTTTTGGGCAAATTGCCTTTCATGTAGGCGGATTTGTCTACGGCAATTCTCCTGTATCCCTCAACGCTCGCTCTCCTGGTATCATAAAGCAGGTCGTATTTTTCGGAGAAGCGGCGATAAATGGTTTGTTGCACGTTAATCTTATGTTGAATCCTCTTGGCCTCAAGCTCGTCGCCTGCAGCTGATGCGGCAAGCCTTTGATTTTTTAGGGAACGCAATTTTGTTTCCATCGCCCTCTGCTTTTGCGTGAGGTCATACTTATCCCGGCTATTTTGTGCATACTGCTCAAGTTGTTCTTCGGTATGCGCAGGTTGTGAAATGCCAATGATTATAGGAAACTTAACGTGACGGCAGTTCCATTGTCCGATGGGTCTTGCAAAGCCGTTATACTGATTTCCGTTTACGTCCTCAAATCCAAAGCCTCTTTGCATCTTCTCAAATTCATCGTTGCTGAACTGCCGCCCCTGAACTGCAAGGTGGTCCGGGGCACAAATAGCGTGCGCCGAGAGTTCAACACCGTCGGCGCCGAAACGGTCGCCGTGATAGTCAAGCATTTGTGACTGCAGCTGCTTTACGCCGTCGATAACATTTTGCCGCACGTGGCTATCAAGACGGCGAGAGTGGCCACTTTCCCAATGCAGCTTAACTTCTCCTGTTTCCTCATCAATAACAAGGCGGCTGCTTTGCGTCCTTAAACTCTCCGCAAGCTCGCGCACCGTTTTGCGCATAGCAGTATGGTAATCAAGCGTACCACTTTGAACCTCATATATTGCCTTGTCAATGGCTCTTGTATACATTTGCCGAAGCGATAACGTGCGGTCGTTTATTCTAAAGGCAAGCGTTTGAGAAAGATTTGTAAACTGTGCACCGGTTTGCTTAATTATCGCGTCTACAAGTCTATGTAAGTATACGTCATTATGTCGAGAGCGCGGTGCTATACCTTTTGCGACATAGAAAAGCCGCGCAAACTCATCACTACTGTCGGCCGCCTGCTCAAGCGCATCCTCAACGGCCTTCTTGCCGCTCTTGGAATGCTTTTCAATAAGCTTGGTTATTTTATTCATATCGGCGCCGAGAAACTCTACGGCATTTGTAAGCTTCTTGATATCCGATGATTTAAGCTCACCAATATTCTTAATTCTTTCAGCAATTACTCTTGCTATGTCGATATTTACTTCCTCAGCGACCTTAACAGCCTCTTCAGGCAGCGCATCAAGCCACTGTTCATTTTGAATTCTTTTCATATTGCATTAACGCTTTCCCATGCCTTGTGTATTTTTTCTCCCTGGATAGCAAACCAGTCTACCATTTCCTCGTTCTTGGCCCATCCTCCCGAATACTGTAAGGAACTGCAACTTAAACCACTCTCGTTAAAGAAAGCGTGCGTTATTTCGTGTCTCAAAACCTGCTTTTGTGTGAGCTCGATTTCTTTTTTTGTTCCGTCCTCGAATCCGGGATAGGTACTCATATCACAAACAACAATTTCTTTTAGGATTTCGTTACAATATCCGGACCAGCTATTTCTTTTAAAAAGCTCGTCTTCTTCGTATCTTTTTATGATAATTTCATAATCGACACCTAAAACATTAACCGTCAATCAAATCACCTGCGCCGTCATCGTCAATATTGTCGTTTTCCGTGCTCTGCTCCCTATCAGCAATAGCTTTCATTTCAGCCATATATTTCTTTGCCTCGTCTTCCGAAAGATTGTTTATCCAAGCGCACACGGTCTCATCCTTAACGACGCCTGCGCTATGACCCTGCATAAGCTGGTTGAAACGTTCCTTTGTTTCCTCTATGTAGTCGTAACTCCAGTCGTGACGAAGCTCCCAATCACCAAGAGGGGTAGTGCTATTTAAGTTCATAATGATATTTACAGCATTAAACAGCATCCTGTCGCCAAGCTCAAGACGTTTTCTGAAACGTTTAACAAAAGCAAACGTTTTCTTTAGGCTGTTTTTCATTTCAGCGGCAGTAGCGAAAGCTGTTTCGGGCTTTGTAAATACTCCACGAGAGAATCCACAACACAACTCGAGAACAGATAAATTAAAATTATTTGCTGCTTGAAATTCGGGTTCCCTGATAGCAGGTGAATAGTCTTCTATCATTCCCTTTACTCCGCCCTCTACTCCGTTGCCACGCATTTTTATAAAGTGCGTGGCGTCAAGCTTATACTTTACAGCGCCACCCTCTTCCTTGTTATTGGCATCTTTTTTAAACATCGTTCTATCCGCAAAGATAAGGGCTTGTTTGCGGTCAAATTCATCGTTATATTGGTTGTATTTGGTCCGGATATTGTTCACTATATCTTCACATCCAAATGTGATGGGAACACCGTTGACCGAGTTATAATTTTCACGATTTATAGTTGGACATTTATATCGGCCAACAAGAAGCTGGTCAGCAACGATATTCTCCTCAGACTCCATTCCTTCCCAGGATGTAAGCGATAAGTCAATCTCCTTATCATCTTTAAAGGCAAAGCGACGAATATATACGATTGTGGGAACCACGTTATCTTTAAGTGTTTGACTTTCAAGTAGACGGTAAACCTTATTGTCTTTCTCATATTCGTCAAGCTTCATTATAACGCCCTTAAGATGTGTTCCTATGCTTTCGGTAACAACAAAATTATCGTTGCCAATAATGTTGAGTCCAATGTATTTACCGTCAGTGTATGGACGAACAATAGCATCTCCTGTTCCGAGTGATACTTCCGCCACTGCATTTTGAAACTCATCAACATAATATTCTTTGAGCTCTCGAAGCGCCTTTGACCTAGCGTTATTTCCCTCTATAATCATGTCACTATCATCAATAGCTATGTTTGCAATAACTCCGGCGCCAATAGCTGTAGGATTAAGGCCAGATTCCGCAAAGTTTATGTCAGTCTCGGTCTTGTCAACAAGCTCAAGCCCGAGCCTCGATGCAAGCTTGATAAAAATATTTTTAACTGTCGAATTAATATTCATCGTTTATTTCATCCTCTTCTTCGTTTATTGTTTCGTCAGGATACAGGTCTTCGCGCCTGCATTCTCTAATGACACGGTTAAGGGCATATATAAGCGCCATAACACAGTCCTCGTTTAATTTTGGATATTCGCTTGAAAAAGAACCATCTTTAAGCAGTTCAAATTCGAGTTTTGTAAGTTCGTCAGCAAGATGTGGCGTTCTGGAACGGTCAACAACTATCTTATTGCACTGCCTAAGCCACTCCCAGCAATAGTCGCGCCCCTTATTTGCTCCCCATCTTTTCACGGCGCCTATAACATCGAATCCCCACTCAATCATATCGCTTATGTTGTCGGGTCTTGCGCTATCCGCAATAATCTCAACGTTTTTATATTTGTTGATTTTTCGGGCAAAAGTGGAGTTTTTGCAGCGTTTGGAATACACTTCTTCTACGGGATAAAGAATGTCCGTCTCGCTGTCGTAATGGCATTTTATAAACGCCTGCGGATGTTCATATCCGAAGTCCAGGCCGTAATAAAAATAAGACATAGCCTCTATTTCGGCATCGGTGATTTCCCTAAGTTCAAGATTTTCAAATATTGCTCCACCGGTTCCCGTAACTTCACCCAAATAGTTGTTTGCATAATACTTCGGCTTGTGTTCCTTAAACCACTCAGCACGCTCGAAGAAGCGTGAGCCGAGCCATTCCACAGGAACGTTATAGTAATACGAGTGACAAACCAACGTTTGAGGGTCATTCTTCTTGCTTTCAGTGTACTCATTCATAAAATTATTAGCAGACTTAGGTGGGTTGAATATTTTAATATCAAGAGCCGGAGTATCTGAACGCAGGAAAGTATCCTCAATGTTATCCATTTGCTCTATTCCCGCCATCTCGTCACATTCCTCGTGAATAAGCAGCTTAACATATCCAAATGACAAATTGTATGACTTTAAGCTGATGGGCTTGTCAGCGCCCACGAAGATTACCATCTGTCCAGTCTTCTTATATCGTGCAGCAAGCGGAGATGCCGTGAATTCCCATTCATCAAGCTTCCCGTGTCTGATAACCGTTTTCATGAATTGATTATATACAGAGCCTCTTAAATCGGTCTTATATCGTCTTGTAAAGACACAATGTGCTTGTGGGTCGTTATATATAGTTTCTTCTGCCAGAGCAGCAACAACGTTCGATTTTATAGAACCACGACCACCCTTAAGAATTATTTCGCGAATATTTAGCTTGCCATCCCAGACTTTATGTACCGTGCGATATAATTCTACAAAGTCGGTAGTTATATCGGTGATAGGAATTGAATACTTTTGTCTTGAAATATCAGCCTGCTCGGCTTTGTTTTGGTATGACTGCAGGCATTCGAAAGCCTTTGTGTCCCCGGAGCAAATGGTTTTATTTATAAGTCCAGCAACACACATGGCATTCATATCCATTTCATCGGAATCAAGCGCCTTTCCGTAACGCTCCTGCAGATACTTTTTATTTTCTTCACTTGCTTTTGCCGATAGCATAGCATTTATAAGCTCGGCAGTATTCTTTTTCTTACGTTTAGCGATTCCGCTTTTTATTCCGCCTTTTCTTCCGTTTTTCGCGGCTTCTTCGCGGCTTTGGTCTTTTGTAAAGGGCTTTAAATTTTTGTCATTCAATCTATCACCTCGCTTTCAAAGTCTCTTTATAATTTTAAAACAAAACACCTGCTTTTTTCTAACCCCCCAAACAAAAAGAAAAAACCGTGCCAAAAGCACGGTTTTTTAGGAATTCTTTGGATACTTTTTTTCAACCATCTTGTAATGAGGACACTTTGGGTAATTTTCAAGTGAGTCACAGTACTTCTCCTTGTATTTTTTCTTGATTACAGCATTTTTAAATCCACGCTTACACGTTTCTCCGATAAAGTCTTCACATTTGATAGCATTTTTTGTATCGTCCTCGTAAAAAGGACACTTCGCATCCGCTGACCCGTAAGATTGAGGCATAATATCACACTCCTCTACTCATTATCTACGTTAAGAAACTTTTGGAACTTCTCGGCGGCTTTGGCCTGCAGCTTGTTGGGCTTCGGGCTCTTTTGTGAGAAGTTAAGGTGCAGGTCAAACAGGTGCTTTACCTCTTTTTGCGCATTGCGGTAGCCCTGCTTTAAGCCGTCATAATAACCCTTCGGGGCCTTTTGGTTATCCAGACTGTGCTTACCTTTGCTCTGACTTCCAGCCGTTGCATTTCGCAGCTGGTACCCTGTCGCAGCATAGTCCTTAATGAAGAGCTGTTCTTTCTCATCCAACTGCTCTATAGGAACCTCAACAAACTTTATCTGATAGCCGTGAGGGTTGTCCTCGCTATATAGACCGTGCTTCTTTATCGAGAGGTCAATGTGCTGATAGCCCGAAAAATGCTGCGCCACTCTTGTGAGCAGGCGCTTGGCCTGTCCTATGTAAGCGTACTTAAAGCCGTCCTCCTCGCGAGTGAAGAAGTAGATGCCCGGCACGTCGGTAAGCTCGGGACAAGCTCTCAGCGCACGCTGCTTGTTCTTTTTCTCTATGGCTTTGATTTGCGCGTAATTAATCGGCATTGTCAACCCTCCTGTTCCAATCGTTAATAACATCTTGAATTGTGTCTGTTGCACCACAATAACCATCAATAATGCGTGTTACTGTACTACAATGGCACTTTGAACATACTATATGAGCAACCTCATAAGTATCTTTATAATGGTGTCTTTTATGTTTGCGAAGAATTGCATCACCGTTGCAGAATGGACAAAGTTTTAACTCATTCGGCATCGGTTTCACTCCTTTCTCCTTAGATACAAAAGTCGGCTTCGGTAACCCAACAAGCTTCATCACAATAGCCTGCGTTGTCGGTATGATATTTGCAATGTGGTGGCTCGGTTGCAATAAAGTGCTTACAATTCTTACACCTAACCACTTCCACAACATCTGCGGTGGGTGCTTCTTTTATTGCTCTTTCCACGCATTTCATCGTTGTTTCACCGTCAATATGAGGTGTGTTTTGCTTTACAAATTCAAGTAATGTTTCTGCATTATAAAATTCAGCCATCACCCCTCACCGCCTTTCAACAGTTCAGGGTTATCGTGTATGTTGCCTATGACTTCAACATCAAGTTTTCCGTCATAAATCAAATCTTCCATTTCAACAGCAATTCTGTTGGTTATATAAAAACAGTTATCGCCGTATTCAACAGAGCCACATCTCATTTCGGTACAATCGTGATATTCATAGTTTGCAGGACTTTCATCTTCAAACCATACAATATCCCCCTCAAAAATCTTTGTTCCGTTCTTGTCGGTCAATCCTGTGTATTGTCCTATGGTTTCGGGGATAACATCTTTTACACAGAAAAAC